GATCAATGATCCGAGTAAGTACGAGGAGTTTCGGCGTGAGAATGATGCCGGTGGAGCGGGCGTAGATTACATTTACGGCATCTTCACAGAAGACGAAGATCGTAAGTCAGAGCTTCAGGCTATCCGTTTCGACAAGGATCAGTATACAATGGAGCAAGCAAAGGCGTGGTTGGATGAAAACAACTTCACACCTATTGAGTTTGAAGAGGCTACAGGTGAGCGTATGGATAAGCGGCACATCGTCTCAATTACAGAGACAGACGACTCGTTCTTGATCGAACTTGGCAAGAGTGAGATGTACGAGGGTGTCAACCTGATGCCCGAGCAAATTGAAGAAGCTGAAGGCGAAGAAGAAACTTCTGCGATGGCGGAAATGGAAACAGAGCGCTTGATGAAGGCAGACACCTTGACCCGTGCAGAGCAAATGCAGGCAGAGGAAGTCGATGATCGTCGTGTTCGGATGTCTATTTCTTCTGAAACGCCAGTTGAGCGTTCCTTTGGCGATGAGGTTTTGGATCATGGAGACGGATCTATTGATCTGAGCTTTATGAACTCTGGCCGAGCGCCGCTTTTACTGGATCACGATCCAGAGCGGCAGATCGGTGTTGTAGAATCTGTGGAGCTTGATGGCTCGGCACGGCGACTCCGTGCGACGGTGCGTTTTAGTAAGAACGCACTTGCCAATGAGGTCTACACAGATGTCGTTGATGGCATTCGGGGCAACGTCTCGATTGGCTATCGTATTGACAAAATGGTTCGTGATGATGATAACCCTACGGTTTATCGCGCAACATCATGGCGACCAATGGAGGCCAGTATTGTGTCTTTGCCAGCCGACGTGACTGTTGGGGTTGGGCGCAGCATTGAATCCACCGAAGAACCTAAAGTTGAATCAGTTTCCATTACGGAGGTAACTACAATGGAACAGCAAAACGAACAGGTCCGCGATGACAATGTTGCGGCCTACAAAGAGATCAGCGAAATCTTAGACATCGCTGCAAAGCACAACCAACGTGCACTGGCTGACGAGTGTATCCGTAAGGGCTACAACCTTGCTCAGTTCCGTGGCATGTTGCTCGACACATTGGCTGACAAGCCACTTGAGTTGAACGACGTAGACATGACTCCAAAGGAAGAGCGCAAGTATTCTTTGATGCGTGCAATCCGTGGTGTTGCTTCAGGTCGTTTCGACGGGCTTGAGAAGGAAGTATCAGAAGAGCTTGCTCGTGTACACGGCAAAGACGCTCGTGGTTTCTATGTACCACACAGCATCTTCAAGCGTGACATCCTGACTTCTTCACCAGCTAACGGATCAAACCTGGTCCCTGAAGATCACTTGGCTGATGAGTTCATCGATGCGCTTCGTGCGAATCTCGTGATCTCTGGTCTTGGTGCTCGGATGATGTCTGGCCTCAAGGGTGACGTAGCAATCCCTGCTTTGAATGCGAAGACTTCTGTTGCATTCGTTGCAGAGAACAACGCGCCATCTGAAGGTGCTCCAACATTCCGCCAGGTCACAATGACTCCTAAGACTTGCGTGTCTTATGTAGACATCTCTCGTAAGTTGATGATGCAGTCTGATCCATCAGTTGAGCAGATCTTACGTCAAGACATGACTCAGCAGTTCGCTTCTAAGATCGACGATGTTGCGATTGAAGGCGGCGGTGCAAACGAGCCTACTGGTATCCTCGGAACCAACGGCATCGGTTCAGTAGCACTTGGCACAAACGGTGGCGCGATCACTTACGCTTCTCTGGTTGATCTGGAGCGCGAAGTAGCAATCGACAACGCGTTGGCTGGTAACTTGTCTTACCTCACCAACCCTAAAGTCGTAGCGGCAATGCGTCAGACTCCACGTCAGACTTCTGGCGTTGAAGGCAACTTCATCTTGAACGATAGCAACACAGTATTGGGATACAACGTATCTTCAACTACTCTTGTGCCATCTGACTTGACGAAGGGTACTTCTTCAGGCGTATGTTCAGCAGCCATCTTTGGTAACTTTGCTGACCTGATGATCGGCATGTTCGGCGGATTGGACATCCTCGTTGATCCTTACACTGGTTCTTCAACTGGTGCTACACGGATCGCGATGTACCAAGACATCGACGTTGCAGTACGTCACGCGGAATCTTTCGCGGCAATCAAGGACATCACCACAGCGTGATAGCCTAGATGGAGAGGGGGCTTCGGCCCCCTTTTTTATGGAACGGATAGAAAACTACAAGAATCATCATGAGGGGCAAACGTGCGCCATTCTATGTGGCGGACATTCTCTACCTTACGACCTACGCGAAATCGAAGACGTTGATGTACTGATTGGCGTCAACCAACACAGCTTAATCCTACCTTGCGACTATATTGTCTTCAGCGACCGCCATATGTGGCCGTTGATCGAACCTATCAAAGACTGCAAATACATTACCCATCTAAATAAGTTTCCTGGCGACAGAACGATTCATGCAGGGATATGGCCGCCAATGGGTTATTCTGGTCAGCGTGCGATCTATGCGGCTGATTACATGGGATTTGAAAAAGTGTACATTTGCGGCATGAACCAGTACGACCCAGAAGAGAAGCGCGAGTATTGGTGGGAAGGACCTCAGTGCAAAGAGATGCAGAGGCACAATCACTGCCGCGCTGATTTGGGTAGGCTGAAAGAGTTTATTGATTCATTGAACCATCCTGAGAGGTTCTTCTTTGTCTCAGGACAACTGAAGGAAGTGCACCAATGAGAGTAGAACTAACCCGTGGAGTAGTCTGGGACAAGATGGCTCGTGAGCCTGGTGAAGTCCTTGAGGTAAGCGAAGTCGATGGATTCACGTTGATCGACAGGGGCAAGGCAAAGTTATATAAGGAGCCTGTTCTCAAGACTACGAACCGTTCTATCGGTCTTGAGACGAGTGAGCCAGAACAAAAGGTAACGAAGCGTCGCACCTACAAGAAGAAAACTGCTGAATGATATTCGCCACCGTCCTTAGAACTGGACGCGAATACAACGAGGATCACGTACACAAGTTGCGCGACATGGCGGAAAAGTATCTGCCTGGTTGCAGATTTGTGTGCCTGACCGACGGTACTCCACAATGCGAACGCATTACCTTGACGCAGAAGTATCCTGGCTGGTGGTCCAAGATGGAACTCTTCAAGCTAGAAGGTCCAGTTCTGTACATGGACTTGGATACGGTCATATGCAACGACATAAGTCACTGGCTAGATCAGATCAGGGATAACAAATTTGTTATCTTGAGAGATGTCTACCGAGGCGAACGCGAGCCGCACGCAATGCAGTCTTCAATCATGTATTGGTCTGGCGACATGTCAGAAGTGTGGGAAGAGTTTAGTGATCGCCCTGACTTCTCTCACCCGAATGGCGATCAGGGTTGGCTAGAGCAGCACATTGATGATGTGTCTTATTTGCAGGACTTTACGGATGATGTCGTGTCATACAAGGCACATATCCAGAAAGGCTATCCTAAACATAAAGCAAGCGTTATATTCTTTCACGGCAAACCTAGACCTTGGGAGCAAAAAGATGTCCCTTACTAGCAGAGATGGATGGTGGGTCCCTGAGGTCGCACTTTCGATCATTCTGCGCGAGGTCAACGATCTAAAAGATATGCTTCCTTTTTGCAAGCAGAAGCGAAGGGTGGTTCAGGCTGGTGGCAATATTGGCATATGGCCTAAAGAGTTATCTAAGCATTTTGATTCTGTTGTGACCTTTGAGCCAGATGCATTGAATCACCAGGCATTAGTTATGAATGTTGGCGATGTTGAGAATATCGACATACACAACTTGGCGCTTGGCGAGAAGTACGGCGCGGGATCGATGGATCATATTGATCCGAGGAATATTGGAGCGCATCAGATCAAAGATGGAGATGAGTTCCAGATCGTATCAATAGACCGATTTGGGTATAACGATGTGGACTTCTTGCAGCTTGACGTAGAAGGCTTTGAGCACTTCGCAATTCTTGGTGCGATGGAGACAATCCAGAAGTCTTGGCCGGTTATCTGCTTAGAACTGAAGGGGATAGGTAAGCGTTACGGTCATCCTGACGAAGATACGATCAACCTTTTGGAATCCATAGGGTATACAATAAGATCCAGGATTCACCGCGATATTGTGTTTGTGAGGAATTGACATGGCCTTTGTAGAAACCGCTGATGACTTGACCGTGTTCTTTGCCGATGCAGAGACTGCGACGGTTGATGGTACGACGATTCGCGGGCACTTTGAGAATGAGCACGATCCGGTCAATGCTGGCGGATATGTTGAGTTTTCGATTCAGTCTGCCACGTTCCAGTGCAAGAGTTCTGACGTGACTTCTGTCGCCGAAGGATCAATCTTGACGATTAGTGGATCAGATTACGCGGTTACTGATATTCAACCAGACGGAACTGGCGTAACAATGTTGATGCTTGAGGCGCAGTAATGGCACACGTAAGAAAGACGATTCGTGAATACTTTGGTACGCAACTAACAGGATTGACCACGACCGGCGCAAATGCTTTTGAGTCTCGGGTCTATCCCATGCAGTCAGCCAAGTTACCGGCGATCCTGATCTACACCACAAGCGAGTCATCCGAAGAGCAAGCATTTAGTAGCAAGCGCGTACAGAACCGCACTCTCAGTGTAGAGGTTGAGGGCTTTGTTCGTGCCATATCGAACTTCGACGACACGCTTGATTTGATCGCAGAGGAAGTCGAGACGGCCATCTTAGATGACCCGACCCTTGGCGGTCTGGCTATCAATACAGAACTTGAGTCAACGACAGCCAACTACTCCGGCGACGGAGAACAACCAGTTGGTACGATTCGCTTGACCTTTGAGGTACAATATCGTACAGAGACAGGGCAACCTGGAACCGCCATTTAAGGAGGCTTTACAATGGCAACACATACCGCTGCAAACGGGGTGATTAAAGTAGGCGCGAATGCCGTTGCTGAAGTCACCGGATACAACATCGAGTACATGTCAGACACAGTTGAAGACACTGTGATCGGAGATGCCGCAAGAACATACTTGCCAACACTCAAGTCCTTCACTGCGTCTTTGGATGCAATGTGGGATGAGACTGACACAAATGGTCAGTTGGCACTTGTTGTCGGTACAACAGTGACTTTCTCCATCTACCCCGAAGGAGAAGACTCTGGTGACACGTACTACACAGGTTCTGGAATCATCACTGGCCGCACAATCTCTACATCTGTTGGCGAAATGATTACTGCAAACTTCACGGTTCAAGGAACGGGCGACCTGACTGAGACCACTGTATAAGGTGACGTATGAGTCTCTTAGATAAGCTGAAAGACGCAATCGAAGCAGATACGATTGAGATTGAAGTGCCTGCCTGGAAGGAGACATTCTATGTGTCTCCTCTCAGCGTTCAGGAGCTATCAAAGTTGCAACGGAAGTTTCCTGACTTCCTGAGCAACAACTCAGTCGAAGCTGCTGTCGAACTAATTATGATGAAAGCAATGACGAAGGATGGCGAGAAAGCATTCACGCTTGAGCACAAGCCATTCCTGCTGAAGCAACGCGCAACCATCGTAATGAAATTTTATTCTGTACTGGTCGGCACTGCCTTGGCGGAGGACCACGAAAAAAACTAAGGAGCGACCCGCTTAGACTGAGCTTATTTCGGCTAGCGGGTCACCTTGGAAAAACAGTACAGGAACTTGAGCGTATCCCATACACTGAACTGCTAGAATGGGTTGCATTCTTTAAGATCGAGGCAGAGCAATATGGCAGCAGCAACTCAGAAAATAATCATCCACGCGGACGATAAAACTGGTTCTGCTATTGCATCTGCCGTTCGGAACTCTAAGAAGCTAGACAAGCAAATTCAGCGTACTGGCGATAAGATGCGGACTGCCACTCGGCAGTCTCGTGCTCATCTCGGCCAGCTTGGCCACCAGGTGCAGGACGTTGCGGTTCAGTTTCAGATGGGCATGAACCCACTGATGATTTTAGGTCAGCAGGGTTCTCAGGTCGCATCGATCTTCGGAACCAAGGGCGCACTCTTCGGCGGTATCTTAGCTGTCTCTGCTTTGCTCGTTCAGCAGTTAGTTCCTAGTCTTGGCGAAACCAATCGAGAGCTTAAAGACCTTCTTGATATTGCTGACAGGGCTGGCAAGAAGCTAGCTGAGATTGCTCCACGCAGAGTGTCTGACGAGCAGAAGGAGTTGGCGAATGCCTTGGATGAAGCGAAGGCAAGTCTCCAAGCTGAAATCCAAGAGCTAGAAAGACTCAAGGTCGCACAAGCGGCTGCCACCGCCACTGCGGCGGCTATGCCTGAGACTCTCTTGAGTCAGGGTGCGGCACAAGAAAATGCTGCCGCTACTTCCGCTCAGTTCGCCACTGCGATGGAAACGCAGAAGGACAAGATTGAGGCCGCAAATACCGCAGTTCTGGAAGCCACTCAGGCATTAGAAGACTTCAGGGAGCAAGTTGGCTTAACGGATGAAGCGGCCTCCGGCATGAAGGTAGAGCTTCCGACGCCTCCAGAAGTTAAAGAATTTACGCCAGAGAAAGACCCACTTGAAGGACTGAAGCGTCGAGCGGAAGCATTGAAGCGTTCGCT